CTGGATTAATTATTAAAATCGCCGTAACCTTATTAGCAGGAATTATTGGTATCGGTAGTGTTTACATTTTGAAGATGCCATACGATAATTCGCTAGAAGAAGCAGCAGAAGAGATCATAAAAGAACAGACCGAACTGAATTTTGATCTTTCTTCAGATTCACAAGAAGATAAATAAACTTACCAGGTCACGCCATAGCCTTGGCGTCGGCGGAAGAAAGACCTCATTATACTCTCCTTTTTTAGCGAAAAGCCCACAGCAGAAGAAATTCTACGGTGGGCTTTATTTTTTTCGTAATGACAGGCATGCTCTTTTAAATTATCTCCCGTCTCTCGAACAGGGCGATTTTGACTAATAACTGCAGGCCTTGCAGTCACTATCTGTCATTGATCATTATAGTTCTTTTATGCTTAAAATCAACTAAGCATTTCTATCTGTCTCTTCTCTTTTGATTGACTTTATGCGGTCGTAAACGCGAAGAAATGCGTCTTTTGGGAGGTACTCGAGGGCTGCGACCTTAAATGAAGAGAGGATCTGTCGTTCGAGATCGGGCATGCCGGTTAATAATGATCTGAGTTTTTCGGCATCGTTTGGGTCGATGTTTTTGATAGAAGGCGTTGTAGTGTTGCGTGCAATGCGATCAGCTTCGCCGTCATCGTCGCCTTCTCCGGTAATGACACCGACGAGTGCGGCGTAGCAATATCGTTTCAGGTAAGTGATATATGAGCCAATTCCTTGCACATCACTCTTTGCAGGGTTGATATTCATTTTTGATGTAAGGTATTGTCCGGAAGCATGACCGAGAATGGTGCATAAAACGGGGTTCCCGTTGGCATCATTATCAACAATCTGGCTGACCGATAAGCCGTTTGCGCTTAACGCTGGTCGCGATGCGTCTACAATCGCTTCGAATGGTGCATATTTTGATTTGAAGAATGGGTTATTAGCTGAAAGGGACGCTGATTTCATCTCAGCTTGCGCTTTGGCAAGCGCGGTAAATAGTTGGTCAAGTTGTTCTGATCTGTTCATGTGGCTTCTTTCTATTGCTTGTTTTGTGACAATGAAGGCGCTTCTATTTCGTTATAGAAGCAGTCAGCACATGTATCCATATAACCAGCTCGATGAGCGGGCGTCTCGGCATATAACTGGTGGCATTTCTCACAACGTACGGTTTCTAAATTTCTCATTTCTTTCCTTTCATGGTTCGTTACACAACAAATGTATGATAACATACAAATCACACAAAAGCAACTATTTATTAAAAAAATGTTAAGATGTTTAAATGTTTGTTTTATTCAAGACCGTGAAAGGAAATGAAGCAATGGTTAATGAAGTGGAGAGAGACTTGGGGTTGCCGTTATTGGATAAGCGCAAGTTGTGTGCGGATTTGCGGCATAAGCTATGGGAGCTGGCCGGTAATGATGAGCAGAAAATGATTGTAATGATGGCGAGAATAAAGAAGGCCTATCCCGGAATGGCACTGTCTACTATTGTTCGGTTTATTAACAATGCGAATCACCCAACGTATAAAACCTATTTAAAGTTGGCAGAGTTCTATGACAATGAGATAGAGAAATAAAAAGCCCCCTAAAAGGGGCCCTATCGAAGAGTAATGAAAGGACTTCTTGTTTATTGATTTTTATTCTTCTGGAATAGATTGTAATAATTTTAATAACTGTTAATATTACACAGATTTAATTTATTAAGGGCGAGTAATCACGACGAAGCTGTTTAGCGAAGTCGGACGCCCGCCCTAATAAATACATTCTTTGGTCTATCTTGGTGTCTAGCCGGGATTGATGACCGAGCATAAAACCCTATAAGTCGAGGAGCCATAATAAGAAACTTTAATGCAACCGTGTAACAGTTACATATTCCTAATCTCAAGGAGAGAATCTATTATGTATTTCAAATTAGAGGAGCTTTAATGCTTCAGTATAATAACTTCAAAATATTCAAAAGTCAAAATAATTTAAATTTCTTTAATAATTTCACTAACTGTCTATTTGAACTTAAAGAATTGTGTTGTTTTGTTAATTCTCAATTAGAAAAGTCTATAGGTATAAAAAATACTTTCCTGCCAGTTTTGACAGAAGCTATAAATAGTGTATCCGCGCCCGCAATTAAGGAAAACATACTACGAAGAGAGAGAGTAATGACTCTCTCTCTCTTCTCCGTATGTTTAAATATCAAATCTTATCAAGTCTTAATCAAAGTCTATTTAGAGATAGTAAGCACTACGCGTTCCTTAATAGCAAATTTTGATTTTGATTTTGATTTTTGTCATATGACTTTGAGTTAAGGAGAAGAAATGCAGCAAATGAAGCAATTTAAGAACTCGGACGCTCTCGTAGAATCATGCCCTGTATATCAGCAAACGTCTCCGTACTTTACCTTTACTGCTAAAGGCTGGGAGGAGATAAAGCGTTACGCTCCGTATGCATTGCAAGAAGCACACGCTGCTCTTGGTAGAGCAAAGAATACCATCAAAAATCCAGGAGCTTTCTTTTTTAAGTCAGCATTCACCGCTATGCAAACGCGTGGAGAGATGCCTGATCTTGATTTTGCTTTCAGGAAACTTGAAGAGAAGAATCTTGGCTTTGATGGAGATGCTTTTGAAAATCTTTCAATCGTTGAGAAACGTTTGACTGGTTCCGGCAAAGCCGGTTTGGGGAGCACCCCCCCGCCCCCCTCAAATCGAGCAAGCAGTCGTATTTTTCGTTCTGAGAAGCTCCCTTCGCGAACGTTTGCAGATGAAAAAGCTGGTTGGCTTGCAGCTAAAGAAGATCCGATTGCTCTTAAAAGGCTTGTTCTTCAACAAGGTGGTCTCGAAAAACTTGAAGCGTTTGTGCATGAATGGCTAGAGAAAGCAGCGGTGCGCGAGGGCCTCGTTTACGACTATCAACCTATTTTCTTGGGAGCCACAGTTACCGAAGAGCCTTTGCCGGCGCCTGTCGTGCATGATAATCCGGGATATGGTGAAGTAATAACAACACCCCATGGTCCATGGCTCATTAAGAAGAAAAACATCCTATGCGTTCTCGATATTTCCTGGTGTAATGGAGCTCAATGCCGGGAATGCAAGAAGCTTCTGGGGCCAACCCCAAGCGATCCTGATTTAGAAGCCGCAATTGATGAATCATTTGCAATAGCTGACGATCTACATAAGCAACCATTAGCCGGCCAGCAAGAAGCATTTGAGTCGCTAGCAAAATCGTTATCTAGTCGTTTTAAGTTTGAATAGAAAGATCCATAAAAGGGCCAAACATGGCGGCGAGGGGAACGCCCTCTAGCCTGTTTGCGTGCTGCGACGAGGAGATCATCTCAGTTATTTCCTTTTTTGGGATCTTAAACTTAAGACTCTGGGAAACAGAGATGAACCAGCTCTATGAGATGTGCTAAATTTAAACGAGGATTGCGTATGTTGAAAGAGACAGGTCTGGGCAATACGGATAGTGCGCTCCCAGCAAAAACAATTAACCTGCGCCATCCTTGTTCGCATTTGATCTTGGCACAAAGTCTGCTAGGATTTTATACGTATCTTAATCAAGCCCTAAAGGAGTGAGTATGAAGTCACGAATATTAGCGATTCTCATCACGGCATCGATAACATTCCCTGTATTCAAGCAGCTTTTGGTTGCACGGCCCCGGATTGTAGTTACTGGCAAGCCGAAAAGTCGCATTGTCACTACGAAGCCGCAGCCTCAACCGCAGCCTGATTATACGCCAACGACACGGTTTATAGGTCACGACATAATCACGCCCTAGCCTCTTGGCGAAGGCGGATGAAAGAAGGTGCGCAATGGAGCATACACCTTTCTGCAAAGCGGGGGCGGCCCGTTATACCATCGAGGGGCGTCCAGTTCCTCTGGCGCGAGCTCGCCATGGTAACAGACGCTGCTGGGATGCACAAAAGCATCTTAAGACCGGCATCGGCATTTCTCTTCGTAATCAGCATGGCAATTCACCACAGTATGCTGGCCCCTGTTATCTTGAGGTCGTGTTCTTTTTTGGGATGCCGAAGGCGATGTCGCTCAAAAAGAAAGCCGAATCGGTAGGCAAGCCCTATCTTTCACGACCCGATCTTGATAATCTCATTAAATTCGTCCTTGATGTTGCAACGGGTATTCTTTTCGAAGATGATGCTATTTTTGTAGCCATTAACGCGACCAAGATGTATGGACCATATGAACAAACTGTATTTTCTATCAAGCCTTTTCATGAAGTAAATCATGAATGATGCTGTCAAGCAGGTGTATCTTGCTTATATCCCGGAGAAGATGCCTCAGACGCCTCATGAGCAGGAATTTATCATTTGTTCGTTTTATAAATACGTTTATGAAACTGAAGATTGTACTACGTTTGATGAATACATAATCAAAAACAATTATGACGTTCGTTCATTTAAGGAGATGGCAAATAGCAATGAATTTGCGCTTGATATCTTTTATCAAGTTCGGGCGGTGTTGGCGCAACGCATTGAGCGTCTTTGGAAGGAAAAGAAGATTGGCGATCGCTATGCGACTGAGTTCCTCTCCATGTATAATCCGACTTATTTGGAGCTGCGTAAATTAATGGCTAAAGTTTCGGCCAGCGCCAATCAAACGGCCAAAATAGTTATAAAGGAGCGGCTCCGTGAACAAAAGCAACAGCAGCAGCGCGATGAACGATACCGAAGCAGTCATCCTACTTGATCGATTTATGCCGCGTGATTATCAGCTCCCTTTCTGTGAAGCACTTGAAGAAGAAGGGTATAAAAAGTTGCTTGCCATTTGGCCACGTCGTTCCGGTAAAGATATCTGTTGCTGGAATCTCATGCTCCGGCAAGCCGTAGAGCGCGTCGGCGTTTACTTTTACTGCCTTCCCACTTTCCGACAAGCCCGGCTCGTCATCTGGGACAGCATCACCAACGACGGCACTAAGTTTATCGACTTCATTCCGAAAGAGCTTATCGCCAATGTTAATAATTCTGAGATGAAGATTACGCTGATTAACGGCTCTATCTTGCAGTTGATTGGTTCTGATACGTATGATACGTCGCTTATTGGAACTAATCCACGCATGGTGATTTTTTCAGAATATGCACTTGCTGATCCGCGGGCCTATACTCTAGGCGCCCGTCCCATCCTGAACGCCAATGATGGTGCCGTCATTATCATCTCAACACCGCGTTCAAAGAATGCGCTCTGGGATCTCTACAATATCGCTCTACAAAACGAATCATGGTATGTCTCCAAGCTCACGCTCGATGACACCAAGCATGTGTCAGTAGAAGATATACAATCAGAGATAGCCTCGGGTGAAATATCTCAAGACATGGTTAATCAGGAATATTATACCAGTTTTGAGATCGGTGGCGTGCAAGGGTCATATTATGCACATTATCTCGACCAAGCGAATCTGGATGGTCGTATTTCTGATATTTTATGGGATCCAAGCAAGCCGGTTTATACCGCATGGGATCTCGGGGTTCGGGATGCGACGGCAATAATTTTTTTCCAACTCATTGGTAATACGTTAGCGATTATTGATTGTTATGATAATACGAAACAAGGGCTTGAGCATTACGTCAATATCGTGCTCAAGAAACCGTATACCTATGGCAAACATATTGCGCCCCATGATATTAAAGTGAAAGAATTCTCAACCGGCCAAACCCGGATCGAGAAGGCTCGCGCTCTTGGTATAAGCTTTACGGTTGCTCCGTCTCTCTCCGTGGAAGATGGCATCGAGGCTCTGCGATCAACGCTCGCACGAATGACGATCGATCAGACACGCTGCGCCGCCCTTATCAAGGCTCTTTATGCCTACCGTCAAGAATACGATCATGTGCGTAAAGTATATAAGCCAAAACCGTTACATGATTGGTCCTCAAATTGGGCAGATGCTGCACGCTATATGGCAATCAGTCAGCGACTATTGAAACGCGCGACAACTGGTCAAGAATGGGATAAGCTGTATCAAGAAGCAGTATACGGTCAACAGTTACCCGGGCCTTTTATGGACCCGACTATGCATTAAGGAGTTAGTATGACAGATGAAAATGCACTCAAACACGCCTCAGCGTGGGCCATACAACATATTTCTGATCTTAATAAAGAAGCCAAAGCGATCATGGATAATGCGCAGCTCAGTGAACAAGAGCGCGTTGAGCAATTGCGCGGCCCAACGGGTCCTGACTATCGCATGCTTAATCTGATTTTGCTGCTTCGTCCATTTCGGAATCAAGCGCAAAGTTATTTCCCCGAGCAAGAAAATTTCTTCGCTTGGTTTGATGAGCGATGCACCTATATTGATGAGCAGAAATTTCTCTCCAGTTCCTGCGCATGTTTAGGCTGCGCTCCTGCCAAAACAGTTGTGCCCGAGACTGTCTCGATTACGCAATAAAAAATAATCTTGATTGTCTTCGCGGTATCATTTTAAGCTACTCCGTCTACGCGAAATAGCTTTGACGGGACGAGGAAGAAAGAATTGCGTGAAAGGATAATATGCTTTTTGGTGCTCCAGATGCGAAAAATGTAGCGAATGATCAGTCCGGTATTTTGTCGCGTATGGAAGCATTTTATGCTGAATCAATAACGCTTAATCAATCATTTTGGGGTGAGGCTGACACTGATACGCGGTTCATGGAAGGCGATCAGACCCTTTGGAATGACATTTATGGTAATCTTCCTGCAACACGCCGGCGGCAATTCAACTTTAATCGAATCCGCCGCGTCGTTAATATGATTTCTGGTCATCAGCGACGGACGCGTAAATCGACGATTGTTGTACCTGTTGAAAACGCCGATGACCAGACTGCAGATCAATTCACTAAGCTTCTTTTGTGGCTCAATACGCAAGAAGGAATTCTAGAAACCATTTCAGAATCATTTCAAGGTTCACTGGTTACCGGTCTTAATCTTCTTCACGTATGGATGGACTGGCGCGCTGATCCGGTTTCTGGAAACATCAAAGTTGATAATTGCCACTACAATTCTTTCCTGATCGATCCTTATTTTCGCAAGAGTGATCTCTCAGACTGCCGTGCTATTTGGAAACGTTCGTTTCTTACGAAACGTGAAGCGGCCGCGCTTCTTCCTGATCATGAAGATGAAATCTGGGGTCTTGCAGGCAGCGAAGGAACATCACGCGATGGCAAGTTCCAGTTTATGCCTGAATCGTATAATTATGGCTATAAAACACTCCTCGCTTATGATGAATATTATTATCGCGATTTCAGGTCGCAAAAAATGCTCATCGATACGCAAACGGGTGAGTCGCAAGAATGGCAAGGCTCTGATGATGATCTTGATCTTTTTCTGCGCACGTATCCGCAAATTACTACCATTAAACAAGACATCCCAACTACACGGCTTGCGATCGTAGTGGAAGGCCGTGTCTTTTATGATGGGCCGAATCCTATGGGCATTGATGAGTATCCTTTTGTGCCGGTCTTTGCTTATTATAATCCACAAATGCCCTATTTCCCTTGGCGCATTCAGGGCGTCGTGCGCGGGTTGCGTGATGCGCAGTATCTCTACAATAGGCGTCGTCAAATTGAGCTCGACATATTGGAATCTCAGCTTAACTCGGGCTGGATTTATAAAGAGAACGCACTCGTTAATCCGAAAGATATTTTCCTTTCTGGGCAAGGGCGCGGTATAGCCCTCAAAGAAGAAGCTGCTATGACCGATGTTCAAAAGATTATGCCGGCAGAGATTCCTGGTAGCATGATCCAACTCTCCGAACTACTTGCCCGCGAAGTGATGGAGATTTCTGGTGTTAATGAAGAGCTGCTCGGGTCAGCAACTGACGATAAGGCTGGCATTCTCTCCATGCTGCGGCAAGGTGCCGGTCTTACCACTTTGCAGATCTTTTTTGATCAGCTTGACCATGCGCAGAAATTACTCGGAAAAATCTGTATTAAACTGATCCAGAATAATTTTATGCCGGGTAAGGTAGCACGTATCCTTAACGCTGATCCAACGCCAGAATTTTATAATAAGTCGTTTGGACGTTATGATGCTGCGGTTGAAGAAGGGCTTAATACATCGACACAAAAGCAGATGCAATTCGCGCAGCTTATTTATCTTAAAGAAGCAGGCGTGCCGGTTCCTGATGATGCATTAATTGAAGCAGCAACAATACAGAACAAAAAACAACTCACTGATTCGATAATGCAGTCGAAACAAAAAGCCGAACAGCAGCAAAATCTCGAGAAAGAAATCATTATGGCCCAAACGAGTGCGCAAACCCAGCTTGCACAAGCCAGCGCTATTGCTGAGCAAGGTCTTGGCGTAGAGCGACTCTCTCGCGTACGTGAGAATCAAGCATTGGCAGATGAGCGTCGCGCTCAGACGCAACTTGATCATGAGCGTGCACTGCTCGAACGTGTAAAAGCGCTCAAAGAGCTCGATGATATCGATTTAAATCAGATTTCCAAGATTGTGCACATATGGAAACTTATGCAACAGCAAACGGCAGAAAAGAAATTTACTGATGATGCACTTGAGCAAGCTTCGGCCGCTTTAGGAAGTGCTATTGCACAACCTGCGCCACCACCTACACAATTTTCTTGATCTTGATTCGCGCATTCGAGTAATCTAATAATAATGCCAGTTCATGTGCTGGTAAATAGCTGGCCTTGGCGTTCAAGCTTTGGTGCAGTGTAGTGATCTACAGTTTTTACCTCATGTCGCGACGAAGCCAAATGGCGTAGTCGGAAAGGAGCCGTAATGGCAAAAAAAAGATTCTATAACGCAGATCAAAATGGTTACGAGATGCGCAAAAACACTGAAATGTCTGACTCAAGAATGATCTCTGAAGACAGAAATGCAATTGCTAATTTGCCGCAAGACGTCATGATCAAAGCTTATCCAGCTGCTCCCTATGGAGGTTATCCGTCGCTTGATGATACTGCACGCGGTATTGATCGTCAGATGGCGGATGATAGTGGAAAGAGAAAAACAGGTTCAGATCCTGAAATGTATTAAGAGGTGCTCCATGCCAGCTATGCCACGTCCCAAGGGCAAAGCTACTAAGATAGCTTATGCTATTTTAGGTAAGCCTGCCAATATGACTCGTCAAACCCCGGTCAAATATTCCGACCCACGTCGGCCTATATTGGAGCGTGGCATGTACGCTGGTCCAATTAATATGCCTCGTTATAGTATTTAGGAGCACTCATGGCTAAATCAAAAGCAGCATCGATTTT